GATGAAAGATACAATTTTGTTTGGTGATTGTCGTGAGACACTATCACAAATTGATGAAAAGGTGAGGATGTGCGTAACGTCCCCACCTTATTATGGTTTAAGAAACTATGGTGATGAAGGTAAACAAATAGGACTAGAAGATACACCAGAAGAGTATATTAATAACCTCGTGAATATATTCCGCAGTGTTAGAAACTGTTTGAGTGATGATGGTACATTATGGGTGAATATTGGTGATAGTTACTATAACTACAGACCAGGAAAAGGTCAGGCATTAGTAAAACAAACTGTGTCTGCTACTAAACAAGATTTACCAGACAAATGTGCGAGGCGTGGTAATAAATTAGAGGGACTAAAAGAGAAAGATTTGATTGGTATTCCGTGGATGTTAGCGTTTGCATTAAGGGCTGATGGGTGGTACTTAAGACAAGATATTATATGGAATAAACCTAATCCAATGCCTGAAAGTGTGCGTGATAGGTGTACTAAATCCCATGAATATATGTTCTTATTGAGTAAGAATCAAAACTATTATTTTGATGTAGATGTTATCAAAGAACCAACAAGACGTAAGAGAAGTGTATGGAATATCAATAAAAAACCTTATAAAGGTTCACATTTTGCAGTATTTCCACCTGAGTTAATAACACCTTGCATATTAGCTGGTAGTGAGGAGAATGATATTGTATTAGATCCGTTCATAGGAAGTGGCACAACTGCAATGGTAGCAAGGGATTTGGGTAGGCATTATATTGGATGTGAGTTGCATGAAGAGTATAATGATCTAATTCAACAGCGTGTGCCAGATGACAAGGTGGTACACAATGGGTTGACCAATGCCTTTGAGGATGTAGAATGAAGGAGTCCAAACAAATTTACTAATTTGACAGCAGCAACTTCTACACGCAAGACCCGTACACGCAAGGCAACCACACCTCGCAAAAAAGTATCAACAACTCGTAGAAAGTCTGCTTCTAAAATAAATACATCACCCGCAAAAGTTCAAGTGAATGATGTTAACGAAGAGGCTAAAGTTGAGACTAAAAGTGTTAAGTCATTGCTAAAAGATTATCCTCGTGATGGATTTTCTTTGATCATATTACCTCTATTATACTTAGAGGCAGGAGTCAAAGAACTCTTGAAACTGGCACAACCAGTTAAGTAACTGTCACACAACCCCTTGCAAAAGGGGTTTTTTTATGTCATACTATAAGTATGAAAAATACTCACATCGAACACCCCGAAGATAGCATCCTAACTGGTGATCTATCTGTATTAGATTGGTTTATCGCTGAGAGTAACATTTCAGCAAAGATTGACGGAGCTCCAGCAATAGTTTGGGGTACTAATCCTGCCAATGGAAAGTTTTTTGTAGGCACTAAATCTGTCTTCAATAAAGTTAAAATCAAGATCAATCATTCCCATGAGGAAATTGATACTAATCATCAAGGTAAAGTAGCCACTATCTTACACAAATGCTTTGACAATCTACCATTTTTGCCAGGCATTTATCAAGGTGATTTCATTGGATTTGGTGGTAAAGATCATTACACACCTAACACAATAACTTATTACTTTGATGAGGTTATTGATGCAGAAATTATCATTGCACCTCACACATATTATGAGGCAATTGATGATTTAAGAAATGCAGTTGTTAAACCTTATGAGTTTGATTTAAGGGATACAGAATATACTAAATGGGTCAAACCTGATGTAACACTTTATTCTAATAGGGAAACTATCAACAACTCATGCAAGTTTGCTAGACAAATTGCTACTTTATGCGATTTTGTTGATGTTAAGAAAGCCACTAGGATTAAGAAGCAGTTGAATAAATGTATTCGCAATGAAATTGACCTTGATGATTTACTATTAGATGCAATTGCTGATGATAACAATTGCGACATAAATGTTCTACGTTTATGGAAGTTAGTAGAGTCAATCAAGTTGGAAATGTTTGATTACATTGAGAGGTATGATGATATTGATTGTTACATAGGTGAGAGTATGTGTGACCATGAAGGTTATGTAATCTCTAATGAGTTTGGTACATATAAGGTCATCAATCGTGAGGTATTCTCTTTCTTTAACTTCACAATGGAAAAAGCATGGTAGTGTGACAGTCAGCAAGCTGTCCACATTTACCCCACAATAACCCAAAATCGGTTATTATATAGAAGTGGAGGGGAAATGACTCCTTCACTTCATAAACTAAATGAGGTTTTATGTCCACATTATCTGAAAGAGTTCTGGATTGGACACAAACCTATTGTGATTCATTAACAGAAAACTATAAGCAACATTCAATAAGAATGTATCAAGGTTCTGATTCTGACTACTCTAAAAGGCAGTTGGAAAGTGTTAACAATGGCACTGCTAAGTTGACCAACTTCGTTATAAAGAATGGTCGCAAGTATTACAAGATCATGCAGCGTGAGTTCCGTAATGATAACTGGAGAGAAGGATGCGTTCATTCTTTCGTTGATAAGAATACAGGTGAAGTTTACAAACCTGCTTCTTACAATTCTCCTGCTAAGTATGTTCGTTATGATATGAGAATTATCAATCAACGTGAGCAATTACACAACCCATTGTTTACAGGATGGGCTGGCGGTTACTTATACTTAAGATAGGAGATTATCATGTTTAAATCACAATCATTCGGAAGAATCTTTTGGGTTGATGATAACGATGACTTCAAATCATGCCCACAAAATGTAGATGGAACTGGTGACTTTGACGCTGCTGATTATGTATCAGAGTGGTCAGATTG